GCCAAACCAACACCAAGTATTATGCTGGTGTTGGGATACAGACTCGTATAGACTATTAGTTCCCGAGAATGTAGTTTCGATTGTTCCTCTCTCAAAGATATTGAAAAATGATTGAATTACACACAGCTCCTTCAATGTATGAAAGAGAGATACATTATAACGAAGATAAAGAGCAAAAAATATATCTCATGGTAAATACCTTCAAAGGTAAGGAGTATTTACATATAAGAAAATATTATCAGGACTTTGACGAACAGTGGAAGCCTTCTAAAGAAGGTGTAGCTATGGAATTAGATTTAGATAATTCAAGAGAATTATTTACAGCATTAGTAGAGATACTATCTCTTGCAGAAAGTAAAAAAGTTATCGAAGAAAACTTTAAAGATTTACTAGACAATATCTATCAGAATTGAAAAATATTTCTTGACAAAAACCTTAAACTCGAATATAATATATGTATGAGTTTGGAAAATTATCTTAAACAATGTGACATGGCGTATTTCAATGGTAAACCATTGATTTCTGATGATGTCTATGATAGACTAAAGACAGTAGACGACCATGTTGGCTATGAAGATAATAGAGAGGAGCGTATTCCTCACACCTTTCCTATGTGGTCTTTACAGAAAGTATTTGCTGGAGAGACCACCCCACCTTCATGGGCAGACGATGAATCAGTAGTAATTACACCTAAACTAGACGGGAGTGCAGTAAGTATTCTTTATGTAGAGGGTGTATATACTGTGGCGCTTACTCGTGGTGATGGAAAGAAAGGTGTTCCAATTACAGATAAAATGAAATATCTTGTTCCTCGTCAGATACAAACAGA